GTTGTGTTGAGTAGATCCTCGATCTGCTCGGGAGATACAACGATATATCTCTCGATTGAGGGATCAACACTGTTTTGATCCATTATTTTTTTAGCACTAATTAGCTTAGCGATCGTCAAACCGGCACTTCCATGCGCGATTTTCTGACCAGCTGGCAACGCTGTGCTAGTTCCACCGGACACACCAGTTTTGGCTGTACCGCCTAAAGCATCGATGATTTCATCATCCATTGCTCTACCGATAGCTGCCGCTGCTGCCTTGCCGTATGTTGACTCTGGAGAGATAAGCATACGTATCTTATCTTGATCGTCAACAAGGTCTGCGTATTCATAGTCAGACATTGTGACCATTCTTCTCGCATGGGGTGTATCCATAATGGGAGTTGAAGCATGGCGGCTGGCTCTCTTCTGCGCCACTGCCGAACCAATCTGCTCGAAAAAGGCTTTCTCGCCGTTAACAGTTTCTTGTCGTACAGTGTTCCGCAGTAATGAACCCATTTGCTGCGATAATAACTGTATGTTTTGCGAAAACTGATTAACGAAAGCCGTAGTGATTTGTGTACTCATAATAAGTACCTCCGTTAATTAAAGTTAAAATTGAAGCTGGGTTGTCTTAAAAATAAGGCCCATATAGATAGTTTGACCTGGAGGGATCCTAAGATTACCCCTCTAGTTCTGGATATAGCTGCTCGTTAAGTTGCAGAACACGCTGTACGTAGGTTTCATGCTCTGGATGTTGACTACTCCAATAAGGTGAACCGGGAACCATCAACTCGCGTTTTTCTTTTTCAAGTTCTGCCGGTGTACTTATCTGCTCGCTTGTAGGGCCGCCCAGGGCATCTTCGCTTATCTGGTCAGCTAAAGCGGCAAACATTCTAATAATCTGTGGGTTATCGCCCAGCAATGTTCCGTCGGCAAGCTCGATATCTTCCATTATATCGTCACTGCCTAACAGACTTACAACTGCCGATCTTGCTCTCTCGAGCTTTTGCGGCATTGCGTTGCCCCACTCTTGTTCGAGTTCTGCACGATTTTCGTTTACTATTTGCTGTGCAGTATACTCGTTTTGTGATTGCGCTTGTGTAAAGGTATCGTTTAGAAAATCGACAACCTTGCTAGCCTGGCCGCTGCTTAATCCATTAGCCAGCGCTGTTTCCTTAAATGCGCTTTGTTCTTCATCCGTAAATAAATCCGGAAAACTTATTTCATATCCCGATACATCCGCCGGTGATCCAAGCTTACGATAGACTTCTAGCCGCTCTTCATCGGTGGCATGCTTGCCAGGAATTGCTATTTTATCCGCACCTATCATGCGCTGCGCGTGCATGTAGGATTTTGCCAGGCCATTAACATCCTGGAAATTTGCAAATATAGGGTTGCCTTTAAACTCGTCGCCTAATGTATCGGCAAAAGCGACCGGTGTTTCTTGTGCTACTGTTTCTTGAGATTGAGATTCCTCAATTACCTCTGCTGTTTCATTCACTGTTAAGATCCTTTCTTTCTTCTAACATTCGTAAAATTATAAGCATCGCATTGCGCTGCCCCTCAAAGAACGCACTTTCGTGGGGATCCCCCGGAACATGCGTGCTTTTGTATAGACCAAACCTTTTTTTAAGATCGTCTAATACTTGTGCGCCATCATCTGTCGTAAACACGGCGCGATATATACGTTGTAAATCCTCTAACTCCATCATTCAGCCTGGCCTTGATTAGCTTGCAAGGCTTGCAAAAGTGGCGCGACGTTACGCGCTTGCTCAGAATTTTGCATCTCTTGCTGCGCTTCTTGTTGTGCAGCGGCTGCCTCTTGCTGTTGCTGGCGCATCTCAGCTACTTGCTGATCGGATAGAATAACTTGTGCCGGTAATCCGGTGACTTTTATAATGTATTTTACCAAACCATCATTATCGAGATAGTCAGTTATCCCTGGTATGGCCTCTGACAATCCAGTCATAAGTTCAATTCCACGCACTAGATTTTGTAGATCCCCTATCTTTTGGGCCTTTGCCAGTGGTGATACGTACTCGATATCTATATCTTGTCCTTGCAGTTCTTCCGGTGCTGGCGGTAAAACACCTTGGGTAAGCAGCAATTCAAACGTCCTATCGATAAGAGGCTTGAGTAACTCGGATTGCAATCGACCGAGCACCGGGCCAAGTAATCGCAAGCGCTCTTCTTGCATCTGCAATGTTTGTGTCGCTGTCATTGTTTTATCGGTTGACGCTAACAGCTGGTCTACATAAAAGATCCGGCGGATCTGATCTTGCCGTCGCTCCTCCTGGTTAAGCTGCAACAAGTTATTTGCATCTGTTTTAAGTGGCTCAATACGATCTCTTGATCCCGATCTATAAAAATTCAATGCCCCTGGTGACGTTCTGACCGGCAAAACATAACCATCATCCGGAACCATTAGCGGCGGATCCAGCTGCTTTTGTGCTGCTCGAATACCAATCTCGGCCATTTTCGACACCATCATTGTGTCGGCAAGGCTTGTATGCGCCGGAGAGTGTCCGTAAACACTCGAGCTATCCTTAGTAAACCTGGGTGTAGCGATAGGCATACTATCAAAACCACTTTCTTGCATCAGTGTTTTACTGTCGAAACAGTAGTGAATAGACGCAAAAGGCTTGTCTTTTGCTGCTTTTGCTAATCCTCCAGCATCTTGTCGTGGATAAATAGCGTTAATAATCGGATGTTTTTCTAATGGATCGTTTTCGAGCGACTTACGTATTTTCTCCGATAGATTTTCTTTGCCAAACTTTTGCTCAGCTTGCCTGGCCGTCAACTCATACTTACGATAGACAGTATCAACACGGCCCTCATGGTTCTCGGCAATGTAGATTTCCGCTATATGCCTGGTAGAAAACCGGATATCTTGGCCCATTTCTTTCTCGATTGCCAGCGCTGCCGTTCCAAAAACTACTAGATCGTAATATAATTCGTGTATTTCTTGCTGAAAGTTAGATCGCTCTAACTCCTGGTACATAATATCGGTACATGTTTCTAACCATTCGTTCAACTCATCGACTTGCTGAAACGCTCTGTTTCGATACCGCATAGAAAACCACGGCACACTAGGACTTGTAAGTGTGCCATGTAGGTTCGCTGCTAGCAATTCGACCGCGTGTTGCGCGGTGGAGTCGAATATTCTCTGATCCTTTCTCTCGCCCGGTGTGCGTTTGTTGATGATATCCGCTTTCCTGGGTAAGAAAAAATCGGCAACCTCTTGCCATCTATTCTCGATGTTGCTGCGTTGTGTCGCTAGTGTTTCATAGCGTTTATGCAGCATCTGTACTAACTTCGATGGTTCCATATCTAACTCTTTTTATTGCGCTTGGCAAAGTTTCGTGCAGCCTCGACGCTGCCAAACCCCCATGCTTTTAGCGCTAGTGCCTTACGTGTAGGACGGCCTTTTTCATCTTTCATTTTGCCACGCATCCCGGCAAATCTGGCGGCAAAACTAACGCGGCGACCACTCGTTCCCGACTTCTGCGGTCTTTTAAGATTGCTGCCCTCAGTGCGTTTAAAAAATTTACGACCAGCCGCGTTCAATCCGCCTTTTGGATTCTGGTATTTCTTGGCGACCATTAGGCTTTTTTCTTGTTTTTCTTGCTATCCGGAAAGCCAGCTTGCATGTTTTTATAGGCTTTTGCTGTTATAGTAGACTCGCTTTTTGGCCTGGATATACCAGCTTTCTTGCGTCTATTGATGTTGTAATATAAACCCTTTTTTGCAGCCATTAGTAACCTCCGGTCATTAGTGTTTTGCGCTTCATAGCTCTAGGCTTTCCGCCTTTTGCACGACCCTCAAACCGCTGTTTCATACGCTCCATAGGGTCAATATCCATTGCCATCGATATGCCGGTCTTGCCTTGTGGTGATAGACGGCCCATCATGCCAGCAATATTCTTGGTTCTCTTAACTCTCACGATATAAGACCTTTCAGCTTGCGTCGTTCTCTTACCGGTGCATCGCTTAATAAACCTTGTGACGATGTTAAGATCGTTCCCTTTTTGCCTTTTTTGCCGCTTTCCATTGCCTCATCTTCTAATTCACCGCTGCTCGATGGATCTTCGGATATTGGTTTTGGTGCTACCGGTGGCTTCAATTCTGTGGTTGTACCGCTTGTTGTTCCAGATCCGCCGCCGCTGCCGCC